TGCTGTAGTTGTTTTACCACTCTGACGAGCAGTTAATACAGCAACACGACGACTCTTTGTAATCTTTTCTGTTATCTCTTTTTGATAATCGTACATGTCAAGTGGAACAAATCCTTTGTCCACATGTACAATCTTAATATACTTTTGTGCAAAATATATTGGGTCCTTGGCGCATTTCATATACTCCTTGATTTGCTCGGGTGTATACTCAATTTGCTCGTTCGAACGCTTGAGATAAGTATTTCCTAAATAACCGTTAGTCACCTTCGCCCTTTATCATTTTAAGTAAATCTGCAGTAGATACAATAAGATTATTATTTGTTACTTCTTGTTTTGCAGGATTTGCTTCTTCTTTAGCATATCTCTTTTTAGTACTCATTTCAACATAATCTTTATTTGCATCAAGTAATGTTTTCATTAATGTAGATACAACTTCAAATGCTCTGGGCGATTCTGATTGTTTAGCAATTTCAACCATTTCTTTTACTGAGTCATCTCCTAAACTAATAATGTTTTCAATATTAGCTTTAGCTAACTCAATATCTTTTAAATTTTCTTCAGCACCATCATCGAGTACAACAGGATGTTGGATTGGTTGTTCGATAGGTAAGTTTTCAACTTCTTCGTTTGTAGAAAAAGCATTAACAGGCAAGTCAGGTAATTTCTCTGGATTTAATTCGTCCAGCTTCTCTTGCTTTTCTTCGTCATGTACATCGTTTAACGATCTCATATTTAGTGCCTGTGCTATCTTATCATCGCTCATATACTATTTATCCTTCTTTAGTCATCTTCCAATCACCGTCTGTATTGACCCAAGCACAAGCTTTTCGTAAACCAGATGTACTAAACCTATGGTCTCGTTTATTAAAGAAGAGTTCGATGTCTCGTTTGCGACAGATATCTTTACCAGTAAATTCTTTATCTCTATATTCATCACCTAAAATACGAACATCAATATGATACAATTCCAAAATGTCCATAAGGTCTTGCTCAGAATTATAAGGAATAATCTCATCGACATAGCTTACAGCTTTAAGCTGGGTATATCTTTCTACGATTGTTTGTATAGGTGGGTTCTTTTCTTTAGGTCTATCTAATGCAGGGTCCATTTGTAATCCTACCATTAAATAATCACATTGAGCTTTAGCATCTCTTAACATTTGTACATGACCAGCATGTAATAAGTCAAATGCGCTACATGTAAAACCAATTCTCATAATATTCTCCATTATATTTGTTCGCCATTATATATTATAACACGTTATTCCGTGTTTGTCAACCTTTTTATGCAGATGGTGCTGTATTTGCAATTCCGTCTGCATAATCCCAATTATCATCATAATCTATTAAACTGTAATCAACTGACAGCTCTTGGTCTGTTGTTGCTACATTATTTGCTGTCATACCTGGTTGTAAAGTATAAAATTCTTCCGGTTCTGTACTTGTATCAGAATCTGTAGCATATCGTACATCGATAAACTTGATAATTCCAGCTTCTTTTTCAGGTCCGAAGTAGTACGCTTTCATTGTAAAGTTTAGTGTATATATGATACTTCTTCTTTCGTCAAAATTTCCTTCGTATACTTCGTCCATTGACACACCATTAAGTACTAATGGAATATCAAGTGGTTCTAAACCATCAATTAATCTTACTGTTCTTGTATAGTCTGGATTAAAGAAAGGTACAATTTGCTCTAGCAATTTAACAGCATCTTCTTGATATTTAGTCATGATATACAATGAGAAATCTAAGTTATACGGTGTAGCACCATAAACAAATTTACGACCACCTGCTGTATCGTCAACTACAGTTTTTCGTATTTTTCCTATAGGTGACAGTTTACGGTCAGAATCATATTGCATATTCGTTAATTCAAACGACATACGAGGTAATTGAATTGCTGCTTTTGCTTTAAAATCTGGATTCTGCTCAAGTCGAGATAGTATTTTTTGGAATGGTGCATAAGATATTGGAACAATCATTGATTGTTGTGTTACTCCACCATTATCAACTCGCTTAACTTGCAGCTGATTAAAATAAGTACCAAATAATGCTACATATTTTCGAGTTGTTGCGTTGTAAAAATAATTTGCTATAGCCATTATGAGTCGCTTATATTAATATTTTCAGTAAATGGATCGCTTTCAGAGAAATCGAGAATATTATCACCTTCTTGTTCGAATGTAAAGTTATCTGCTAGACTGTCAGTTCCTACTGCATCAGGATGCGTATTTGACAAGTCAGCAAGAGTTGTAGTTACTGTAGTATCAATTTTATCAAAGTAATTGTCGATGTTTGGATAACCTGTATCAAATCGCTGTCCGCTGTATTCGATGAGCTCACATCTCATATCATAAACTTGTAATGCACCTGTTTGATAGAATACACTCTCATGTTCTACAAACTTAATCTCAAACATTTTTTCGTTGAGTGGGAAGTAAATTAAATCGCCTTCGTTAGGTCGTATCATTTCAACAACTTCACGAGTTACATATCTTTCAAATGTTCTATTTGCTACACTGAATGTAATACTATCACGGATTTGTAAACCGAATTTAGAAAGGAAATCACCTTCTCCTTCAAAGCCATCAACATTTTTAACGTAAGCTTCAAATTCAAATACTTCATCGTATAATGGTAAGTCGTCTTCGTTTAGAACTTCATCAACAGCACCAAGCGAACGTTTAATGTATATAACGTCAACTCCGTACATTTTAATACTCTCGATAACTAAATCATCAATTAAATTTTGCTCGTTGAAGTTATCGTAGTTTCTAAAGAATACATTTGTTGCCATATCACTATGTTATCCAATAAAGTTGTAGGTCAGTGGCTGATAAGCTCTGATTGCTTCTTCTTCCATCTTTTCTCTTTCTGCTCTTGCCTCTGAAAGAATTTGTTCACCATTAAATGATACACCACCTACAAGCTGCATATTGCTGAACTTAGTTAAATTGAGTCCCCATTGTTCTCTTACAAGAACAGTAGCATAATTTTGTAACCAACGATCTCCCCAAACATCACCATAAGTTGCTGGGTCAATTACATCGTAAGCTTCAATAATAATATACTCACCTACTGTAAGAAAATCATTGTTGACGTCGATATGTAATCTATTAACATGTTTATTATAACGAATCATTGGTTTACCTACAAGAATTTCTTGTAGGAATTGAAGATGGCTCATTGCCATATAATAATTCTGAACGTTATAACCTGTAATATCTTCAATGTTATTTAAAACAAATTGGTATTGAACATTAAAGATGCCTGAACCAGTTGAAAGATTTGTGGTTAATGGGAATATACCTGAAATACCTAAAAGTCCATCTGGTAAAGAGATATAGCCATTCTCTCTATCTCCTTTCGTTACAGTTGTAATAGTAGCTGTAACTCCAGAGTTTGTACCTGTTACTGTTTCGTTTGCTTGGAAAGGAATTAATTCTTTATGACTAAGAGAGTCATATCTTAGTGTTGTGCCAGTAGAATCTTTAGAAACTTTAGCAGTAGCACCTGATGTTCCACCCGTTACTGTTTCGCCTAATACGAAATTACCCGCAACTGCAGCATCAAGTTCTAATACACTACCTGTAATTTGGTGTTTGAGATAAACTTGTTGACTTCCGTTGTAATGGTAATCTCTCCAAAACGATACTGCTTCGTCAACACGGTCTTCTACCTGTTCTTCAGAAACGTTAACTTCTATAACAGGCGCACCAATTTTTCTAAGGATATAATCCTTGAAAAGTTCTCTTGTATTTGGTATTGCCATTGTTTTTCTCTTTTACCTATATTATACTATTTATTTGTTAAGTCGACTCTGCGAGAGTTCTAATATTGATACCTATTTCTTTTATTTTTGTATCGCTATAACCTGATGCTCTTACCCAAAACTCAAGCTTTCCATCGGTGTTGTGTGTACCACTACCAGTACTTCCACCTGTGTATGAAATTTGTTGTACTACAGAAAAGAAAATATCAGTTGTCCCACTTACTGCTACCCAACCAGTATCACCAGTATTTCCTACTGCACTACCATTTAAAGTTCTTATAGGAACCGTTTGACCACCCTGGTTGAAAGTAGTTCCACTCCAAACAACTTTCATGTGAGTTATTGTTACGCCTGTACTGTTTCTATATCCTAAAAAATCAGGAGTTGTTTGCTTTACAGAATAATATTCATTATTGTTATATACTTCTTGATAAGAGCCTATCACATATGTATAGCCATCATTACCTGCTACACTATCGTTTGGATTCCATTCCGTCCCTAAAGCAAAACCAGCATCATATACTTTCGTACCATTCCAATAAATGTCATCTCTTATTGTATCATTATATCCTTCGCCATCAACAACTTGGGCTGTTCTTGTGCCGTATGTGTAAATGTTTCCGCTTCTATTATATTGTGAGCTAGAACTATACCCAGTCGCATCTGCAAATGAGTTGGTTGTTCCTGATGGAGCAATTGCTCTTGCTAAATCCACCTCAAAGTCACCTGAAGAATAACTATCATCTCGAAGACGAATGTATGCAGACGTACCACTTACTTGGAATACTACAGCTACATCACTTCTCGAAATAGCATTGCCTGGCGCGGTTGTTAACGTATCTTGGTCACAATCTATAGCATCACCAGCAGAAAAATCTCTAAGTAAATCTGTAGTTAGATTTTCTGGAACATCGTCAGATATTCCGCCATTTTCTTTTGGATATTTTGCTCCACCTGATATGTTAAAATAATGAGTTGCCATAATATCTCCTTAAGCTGTTCCAATGTATTCACATTCATAATAACCAGTATCAAGTATATTTGAACCACCAGAATCAGAAGCAATTTCAACTTTCATTACCATATTTTCATCAGCATATGTTAAAAGGTCTCTAGAATCTCTTACTCTAAAATCTCTATCACTTGATAATGCTATCCAACTATTTAAAGTATCACTATCTGAAGTACTTAAGTTTACTGTTCCTCCAAAATTTGTGACTCTAATATAGTATGTTTGTGATGGTGTAATATTGTTCCATGTAGATGACGAATATAAATATAAACCGTTTCCACCTACATTATAAATGCTTTCATATTTGTAAACGTTTCCGTCTGAACCGAATCTCCAACCCATTACAAGGTCGTGATTATTAGTTGCTGCGCGGTCAAAGAAAGTTATAGGAGTAGATGTTGTTCCTTCAAGTGAAACACTTTCTGTTGGTTGTGATGATAGAGCATCGAATCCTATTGCAAATGCGTCAATTCTTGTACCACTAACACAATAAAAATGTATTTGCCATTTTCTATAAGTAGACCACGTTGGTTCAGTATTATCTTCCCAATTAATTGCTGCTGGCCATGATGGCGTATAAGGAGTAGTAGATGTATCTAAAATTAATATTGCAGATTTACCTTCTGCATTACCCGACACAGTAAAAGTAGTTGCAGCAGTTAAAGTGCAAGTTGAAAACGGTTGAGTAAAATTAATATTGTCTGTTATAACATGTGTTTTAGCAGAATAACCATCACCAGCTGTTATATCAGCATCAGTAATATTTACTAATTGCCTTTGGTCGTTTATTACATCTGTTCCTATAATTTTAATAGCCATTATTCTTCACCCAACGTTGTTTTTCCAGCTAATTTGCGTAGAAGATTTCTTCTTTCTGTGTAAGTATCTTCTTTATTATCATGCTCTGGAATAATATAAAATTCTTCTATATGAGTATTAGCTTCTGCGTTAAAAATTTTAACTGGTATTGTTTCGAAATTTCCTGTCTTTGCCATTAGCTTGCCCAACTTGTTGATACGATACTGATTTCATTAGAATTCCATACGGTAATTTGATGCATCCAATATCTTGCTAGTGTCCAATCTGGTTCTGTGTCTGCTGGATAATGAATAGTACCACTAGTATTTAGCCAGGAAAATGCTTGGTCGTATCCGCTGCTAGAAGCGTCGACAAACATAGTCAAAGTAAATCCTGGTTCAGCTATTTCAGAAAACCTCCAAGTTACAGTTCCACCTAATTCAGTACTACTCATATAATCTTTAGCTACCCAAGAGCCGCTACCATCATTAGCGTTAAGCTGTGTACCAACAGTTGCGCCGGGGGTAGGTGGTGTTGTTGCAACAAATGTTCCTCTATCTACTGTAGTATATAAACCTTGTGTGTTAGTGATGTTTTTTAAGTCATATAAAACACCAACAACATCTGTACCTTGTATTTTTATTGCCATTACTTCTCCTAAACTGGCTCTGCCTGGGATCCGATATATGCGCGCATGTATATTTGAAATCCATTTGCTTCTGCTGTTGAATAAAATGTTCCTTCATTGCAAACAATCTTAATACGAAAATCCGGATTGCTAGAACTTATATCTGCTGTTGTTGTTGCTTGATTAGAATTGCCGAAATTAGGATTTGCTTGAGCAGCCCAGCCGAATCTTATTCCACCTGGGGTATTTGGTACTGTATAATATGTACCAGAAGCATATCCATCACTTGCTGGTGTTGGACCAAATACATAGTCAGATGCTGTACAATCGCCGATGCAGCTTTGTGAAGCAACATTATATTGTACTTCAACTGATGTAATACCAGTTAGTCCTGTATAAGTAGCATATTCATCTACATAAGTTCCTGGTGAGGCACTAGTGCCATGCGCTCTGTTTATAATAATTCTATTATTTGAATCATCTCTTTTAAATAATAGATAACACCAAGATTCTGGAAATCCAGAAGCAGCAAAATGACTATTAAATGTTTGCCAGCCCGATATACTAAAATTATTAAATGTTGAAGTAACAGAACCAGGCTCATCAAATCCTACAGCTGTTGCTCTTACTTCAGAACCAACTACAGATAAATGAACATGCCAATGTCTGTTATTACTCCATGTTGGTGTTGTTGGAAATTTTACTGTAGAAGGAAATGTTGGTGTATAACCTGAAGTGGATGTATCAATGACTAATAAAACAGTTCTGCCAACAGTTGCATTTGAAATAGTAAATGTAGTATTACCAGTTAGAGTTTTCTTTTGTACATTACTAGTTGCAAAGTTAATATCTGTACTAACTGTTGCAACAGTCTTAGGATGGAAATCAGAAAACTTTGCAGACATACCTGCAGGGTAACCCCAAATACTTTCGCCTGGTGTGAATATTTTACGTGTATCGTCTATAACTACGTTGTTATTGGATTTAATCGCCATCTTCGTCTCCTGTGACTATTAGCGTTAATTCATTATTTAGTATTATTTATATTAATCACGACGTTCGATGTCACTTTCTTCCAATATATCGCCTAACCATACTTCGATTACTTTAGCAGGTTCAGTTCCGACATTGGTTGCTTTGTGCCAAACGCCTTTTGGAATATCAATACTTTGACCTGGCCAATATACTTTTGCTTCTGTTCTTCTCATACCATAATCTAATTCCATAAGAATACTACCAGAAACAACATGCCAATGTTCTGACCTATGTTGATGGCGTTGGTCACTTAAAGATTTACCTGCATCAAAAGATAATTCTTTTACTTGCCAGGTGCCATTTGTATCTAAAACTGTATATGTTCCCCAAGCTCTCTGTACTGTAGGTTGCGACCATTCTTTTAATATCCAACTACTACTGTTTGCTTTATTTTCTCCGCCAACACCAAATTCAAAATCTACATCTTCACATACCATTTCTGGTATATTTTCTTTTGTTCGGTCGCCACCATTTACAAAAACAATTTTATCGTTTGGAAATAATGCTCGAGCTTTTTCAATAGCATTAATTGCAGTATCGTCTGAATCATCAAATGAAATCACTTTGTCTACACAAGTTAGAGCTCCTACAATTGCTGCTCGTTCTTCCCAGGGCATAAAATAACGACCCTTTTTTCTTTTTAACCAAGCGTCTGAATTGACTCCTACTACAAGATTAGTACCACAGTTACTGGCATCTTTTAAATATTCAATGTGGCCTGAATGTATTGGGTCAAAACCTCCTGTTGCTACTACTGTTATCATATATTAGTCCTTTATATCTAACATAAAATAGTCCCATACAAAGTTGATATTTTGTGTTGAAATCATTTCTTTTGGAGCGTCAACTACATCTGGATGTATATACCAATCTTCGTATGAATGTTGTGGTGAGAATGCTACGTCATTTACTAAAAGCTTATAACCATTCTTTTTCAAAAGAGTTCGAGCTCGGTCTCTGATATCAGTACCAAGTCTATATGAATCATGTTCAAATGTGATAACACCAAATTTGTGTGTTTCAAAAGGTAGATTTTCTAGTACTTGTATAGAAGCTTCATCACAATCAATCTGTAAATAATCAATTACTGGCTCTACACAATGTAGGTTAAATAAATTAGTAAAGTCTAGTTGAGTAGCATCTGTACAGATAACTGTATTATTTCTATTCTCTTTGAAATTATAACACAAAGCTTCTGAATTGTCAATAGAAATACCTTTCCAACCAAATTCAGTTTCTAATAAAGCGGTGTTATTATGTACGAATGGGTCACCAGAGCCAATTTCTAAATAGTTACCACTTTTCTTACCATTATACAAAGCTAATACAAATAAGTCTTGGTAATGTTTAGAATAGTTTTTATAAATGCGCTCTAAGCCTGGGAATAAGAATTTAAATCTTTCAAAATCTTCTGCAATATAAGGAATTGTATCTGGGTACCAAGTGGTACCAAGCATTTTTTCTGTGTATTCGTCGTATGGGGCTGGCATGTTATATCTGTGCTTTAAATCAAATAAAGCATGTTTACCAGTTTGAGTACCTGCTATATACCATGTCGCGACAGCTTTATAATATAAAAGTGCTTTATAACCGTCATAACCAGGAATATCTAACTCATCAGTAACCTTATTTCCAGTTTCATACCATTCTAAAGCAAGGTTAACATGCATTAACATAGCTTTCCACTCTTGAAGTGTTTCGTTAAACTGAGCCATAAAGAAATGTGCTTCAGGTCTATGAGGTTGTAAAGCGATAGCGTCCCAATATCCAGTTTTGACTGTCCATTGGCGATTACCTTGTCTTTGATATGACCTTGCAATTCCAATTAAACATTTATATTGTAATAACTTATCTTCAGTTAGGTCAGCTGTTTTAAGATATAAAGATACAGCCATTGCTCCTTGTTCTAATCTATCGTATTCACTTGCAAGAGCAAATAATTTTTGTGTATTTTTAGGGTCGAGACAGTGTTCGTTTAATAATTCTTGTAACATAATTTATCCTTTCGCCACAAAATCAAAGAATACCTTTTCAGGTACTTTAAGTATAAATGTACCATTATCTTGGTAACCATAAGCTATAATAACATTACCATCTAAGAACATCATGCCTGTAGCAAACTCAATATTATATTCATATCCGGTTGTGTGGTCAATCTGGGTGCCCATAAAATGGAAGTCTTTGGTATATCGTACTATATTCCAATCATTATCCCACACAATAATACGGTGATTGTAGTGGCCATCTTTTCGCATAAATGTGTCTTTATACAAATCGGTTTCGTGTGTAATAGCAATTCTATTACCTTTACCTATAGGATATACTTGAGTACCACCTCTTAAATCTCTGTAGAGTTCTGGAATACGTTTATCTTCATCTAAGTGAACTGTGGTTGTTGTTCTTGTATCAATATCGTATTTGATAACTTCTGTTGGATTACACCATTTAACAAAATGCCATGGCATGTCAATAATAGGCATCCAATTCTTTTCACAAAAAGTATCATCTTTACCAGGCGCAGGTATTGGATTACGACTAATTTCTTGCCATTCATTATCAATAAATTCTATTTCGCACATTTCCATACGACCAGTACCTTGGTCATCGTAAGCATCTCGTCTTACTCCACAAAGAAATAGTCTGTCTTCCCAACTGAACAAACGGCCATCTTCAAGACCGATAAAATTCCAGGTAGGTTCGCCTGTATCTAAATTCATTTTAATACGACCAGCAGATAAGACATTCATGTTAGCATCAAGCTCACACATAACATTATGCGTAGTTAAGCTAACATCGTTTTCTGGATGGATATATTGAAGTGGCCCCCATAGATGTGGGAATTTTTTACCTTCGGAATGATAAAGAGTATAATTGACATGGCGAACATTCAATAGTATACGGCCCTCGTGCATAAAAATCGAGGGGTTCATAATACCCGTTTCGCCTGTTAACTCTTTTGGAAGTGTGATTGGATGTATACTTCCACCGCGCTTAAGAGCATAGTGAACTAATCCATGATGACGTAAATCATGCATACTTTCTCCATTATGTAAACCATTAATTTTATATTATATCACATTTTACTGTGATTGTCAACTATTATTTATGACCAGGGAACAGCTTTAGTTACTTCACCAGTTTTAGCTATTTTAGCCACAATTTTAGCATTATAATCATCAATAAATTCTGCATTAACAGTATCTAACCATTCTGTTACTTTTGCTTCAGTTAAATTGTTAAAACCGATAAATTCAGCAACATTAATATTAGATACATCAAGAGGTGCATATCCATTGATAGAAGCAGTATTGCCTTCGTCATCAACACCAGACCTACGCCAATGAATGTTCACGACGGCTTCCGGTAAGGATACACCGTCGCTACTTAATTCTGTGCGGGTTATGAGATTGATAACTTGCCAGGTGTAAGTCATTATTCACCTTCGTCTACGACTTCGTCTACGACTGGCTCTTCAATGTCTGCTGAAGGGTCAGGTGTTACGTCTGAACCGTCACCCCAAGGCATTGCTGCTTCTTCTTCAAGGTCTTTCTCAATGTCGTATTTAACGCGCTCAGAGATATGGTCTGCATATCCTTGGTCGTTATTTACAATGTTTTGAATCCAACCCAAAACAGTTTCTTCTGTCAAATCGTCAAATGCAACAAATGAACCTGCTGGAACACTTTCTGCAGTAAAAGGTGTAGCTCCTGAGAACTCACCTGTATTACCGTTAGAATCTGTACCTGTTACTTTCCAAAAAGTTTGAGTTACAGCTCCTGTTAATGTTGCGCCTTCACTATTGACTTGGTCTTTACGCTTTAAGCTGGTTACTTCCCATGCCCAAGTGTAATCTGTACTTAGTGCCATTTTAATTTTCTCCTATTAAAATATTATTTATTAATCTTCGATTGCGTTTTCGAAATAGTCGAGTGATTTCAAGTGACTATACGCTTGAACTATATGACTATCGCTTGAATCCATATCGATAAAGAAAGCACAACGATGGTCAAGCCCTGCTGTACCGATACTTAATTCTGCTTCCATTTCTGTCGGATTTGCGCCGGCATACCCGATAGGTTTGTTTCCAGCTTCTCGAGCTGCTTTATCTGCCCAGATAGTAATAACTGCTTCTGCTACATATCCGGCTCTCCAGTATACTTCGTCATCTAGATGCACGCCACCATTTGTAAAACCTGTAGGGTCAGAATTATCTACTGGTGTTGGAATGTCTTGCATGCGTTTTTGTACTTTTACATCAGTTACTACAAAATATGCGTTTGCTGCTGTAAGTCCTGTACCTGGAATTTCATAACTTTGACAAAGTGCCATTATTTGTTCTCCATTTTATTCATTAAATTATATACCATTTCTTCAAGTTTGTCAATCTTTTCTTGTTGACTATTTATTAATTTTTGTTGGTCTTTAATACCTTCAATAAGCAATCCAGCAATGTTACCGTAGTTAATACCGTATTCATCAACATCTTCAGCATAAGTTACTACTTCTGGTAATATATCGATTACTTCCTGAGCGATAAGACCAATTTCTTTCTCTCCTGTCCATGAATCTTTAATATGCTCTTCATAGATTCTATTATAACTAACACCACGCATTTGTAAAATCTTATCTAATGCGCCGTCGATAGTTTCAATATTTTCTTTCTTACGTCCATCAGAGTAAGCAACGATATTACTTGTTGCATATATTGCACCACTAACATATAATCTATACGCAGAACTGGTGGCAGAACTAGCGATACCCATACAGTTATTGCCAAGACTATGATAGTATATCCAACGGCCGTAATTTTGAGAATAGTGGCCGCCATTACCAGCACCATCAAGCATCCAATGAGAATTACCAGCTTGGCTAAGTGCTATACCATAGTAGCCGCTTCTATTACCTAAAAGATTCCAAGAACCATAAGAAGTTGACTGGTTAGGATAGATGTGAGCACCGTTTGTACCGGAGTACATACCACTTCCGCCATCAGTATACATCCATGTATATTTGAATGTATAGCTTGAGCTACCATTAATCTGGAATCTTACAGTTCCACTGTTATAGTCATTGAAGAATCGCATACCACCATAAGATGGGTTAGCAGCAAATGATAAACCGGTATGATATTGGAATACAGTATCAGGATATGGATAACTCCAACCACCACCTTCTTGGAATCCCCAAGAATATGGATAACTACTTCTTGGAAGACCTGAGTTTCCACCTGCATATGGTGAGTTATATACATTACCAGTAATTGCATTATATCTTGAAGTACTTGCGGGGTCTGAGTAATAACCGGTATTATTTCTATCGTAATAGATTGGTGCTCGCATTTGGCTAGTACTATCTAATCGACCTGAACTATAGAGATAGTGTCTTGCACCATTAGCTCTATTACCTGCAGTTACAATAACACCATTTGAGAATCGCATTGAAGCATAACCGTCGTTATTATCAACAATATCACCATCATCTGCGAGTCGAATACCTACACCAGTTCCGTTACCTGTACTTACGTGTAGTTCATTAACAAGTTGTAATCTGTAGAAGTTTGAAGTACTATCTGGATTTGCATAGTAGCCTGTGTTATTGGAATCATAATAGATACCAGCATACATTGCACCACCATTAGTACTATTCTCATCTAATACTGGAATTGTTCTCCAACTTCTCCAACCACTCCATGAACTTCTGAATCTAAGGTTAGTAATTGGTCCACCAACCATCTGCCAACCATAACCAGATGTATTACTATTTCTATAGTGGAAGGCCTGAACACCAACCCAGTGAGATGTACCTGAAGGCTGGTTAGGTGGATTACTCCAAGAATCAATAAAGCCTGAACCCCAAGTTGAAACGACGTTCATGTCGATACGACCCCAACCCATTGCACCAGTCCAGTAGTTAGTATCTCCTGTTATACGAGGTCTTGCACGATAGTATTCAGCACTGTTACGTGTATGACCAGGAAGCGCCATGAAGGCCATTGTTTCATTATTTACACCGCGGAATCTTGTACTATTATCTGAAGCACCATTAAAGTAATAAGCTGTATTATTACTATCGTAGAAGATAGGTGCTCTCATACTTGATTCGTTATTGAGATAACCTAATCTAGTATTTGTGTAAGAACCATTCCAATACCATAACCAGCTGCTGTCGTTATTATGTACACCAAAGTTGTTACTGTTACCAGTACCAGATGACATGATACACCATTTTCTATCAATGCCATATCCAGACCACCCATTTCTACCAGTTCCGTATGTTGAAATATTACCGTATGAGTTGCCTTCAGCTTGTGCACCACGTACACC